GTCTTGAGAACGTAAGTTCTACCGATGATCTGGCACTTCCATTTTTGAAAGTGTTGAGTCAACTCTCTCCTCAGTGTAACAAGACAAGTAATAATTATGTCGAAGGTGCAGAACCCGGCATGATTTATAATACTGTCTCAGGTACATTAGCTGACGGAGAACAAGGTATTGATGTAATACCTTGCCACTATAAACGTGAGTTTATAGAGTGGGGCGAGCGTGGTAAAGGCAGCGGTGCACCCGTAGCAATCCATGGTGCTGATTATGATATCAGTCAAGCACCAAGAGATGCTAATTTCCAAAACAGATTGCCTAATGGTAATGTGATTGACGAAACAGCCAATCACTACGTGTTGGTAGTTGGTGAGCATGGTTATGATCAAGCGCTTATAACTATGAAAGCTACGCAAAGAAAAGTTTCACGTAAGTGGAACTCTATGATGCTAGGCTTAAAGATGCAAGGTAAGAACGGGCCGTTTACGCCTCCTTCTTATAGTCACATCTATAAGCTAAAAACTGTACCACAGTCTAATTCGAAAGGAACGTGGTTTGGTTGGGACATACAAAAAGTTGGTCCCGTACAAGAAAGAGGTACTTACGATGCAGCAAAATTGTTTTCACAAGGTGTGAGCAAGGATACTGTTAAAGTCTCTCACGAAGAAGAAAGCCAGGCGGCAACTTCTTCGTCATACTAAATACTAGGGCGGCTTCGGCCGCCCTTTTAATTAAGGGGCAGAAATGAATATAGAGAAATTTATAGAGATATTTAGTGGTTTAAACATTGCTTACGGCAAATTTATACCAGAGGATAAAAACGATGCGGGAAAATTACAAGGAAAAAATCAGATAGTTAGGCAACCTGACGGTCTTCCAAGAAAATTATGGGAAGATCATCTTAGCGGAACTGCCAGTCTTGGAGTCATACCTATTGACGAAAACAATAAATGTCGTTGGGGGTGTATTGATATTGACAGATACAACGGCTTTGATCATTTAAAATTAATAAAAAAAATTAGAGATAATAAATTACCACTTATAGTATTTAGATCAAAAAGTGGTGGTGCACATGTATTTATGTTTTTCACTGTCCCTGTGAAAGCGGGTCTTGTGCAATCTAGATTAAAAGAATTTTCTGCTTTTCTAGGTTGCGCAGGCTCAGAAATATTTCCTAAACAAGTAAAGTTATTATTGGACAAAGGACAAACAGGGAACTATTTAAATTTACCTTATTTTGATGCTGACAAAAGTACAAGATATGCTTTAGATGACGAGGGCAATCCTTGTGCTTTAGAAGATTTTTTTAAATTGTATGACAAGTATTCTCAAAACAATGCCGACATAGAATATTTGAAGATAGACGATAAGTTTAAAGATGGTCCACCCTGTTTAAACACGTTGTACAGCAATGGGGTACCTGAAGGCGGTAGAGATGAAGCCATAACTAATGTCGCAGTGTTTTTTAAAAAGTCAGGTAAAACAGATTTTTTATTCGAGCTTGGTGCAATTAATAATGAAATGTGTGATCCGCCATTGACACAAGGTGAAGTACAAAAAATAGAGCAGTCAGTTAAAAAGAAAGAGTATGATTATGCTTGCAACAAAGAACCTTTATGTTCGAACTGTAATAGAAGCGAATGTTTTAAGCGTAAATTTGGCAAAGGCGAGACAGAGTTAGACATAGTTCCTACCGGTTTAGAAAAGTATGGCTCTGAACCTCCGTTGTGGTTTCTATCTTTAGATGGCGTAGATAAACCATTGGAACTAGAGACAGAAGATTTACAAAACCAGATTAGATTCCAACGTCGTTGCATGGAACAAAATAATACCATGCCAAAAATAATTCCTGCACCTAGATGGACTGAAAAGATAGGTGCCATACTTAGTAACGCTACACACACTCCAATTAAAGGTGTCAGTAACACAGAGCAGTTTATTGAGTATTTAAAAGAATGGTGCACTAACAAAGGCGCTGCGGAAACGAAAGAGGAGCTGGCACTAGGCAAGCCGTGGTTAAATCGAGAATCTAACTCGGACAGGAAGCATCATTTTTTTCTAAAAGACTTAGAGGATTTTTTACAGAAGAAAAAATTTACAGTGTTTCATAGAAATAAAATGGTAAGGATTATTGAGCAGGAATTAAAAGGCATTAAGAAAACAGTTCGTATTAAAAAACCTGATGGAGATGTAACTCCTAGTGTGTGGACAATACCAGAGTTTATTGACGACATGGAGGATATTCAAGTAGCGACTCCGGATATGAAAGAGAAAGAATCCTACTAGTGGCAAAAGTAATAAAGGTGTTAGGGCCGCCAGGGACAGGAAAGACAACCACACTCCTTAATTACGTTGAAAAAGAAATGGAAAGTTCGTCGATAGACAAGATCGGATATTTTTCGTTTACACGGAAAGCAGCAAACGAAGCACGCGATAGAGCGATTGAAAAATTTGATTTAGATAAAAAAAGTTTTAAATGGTTTTCGACACTGCATTCATGCGGCTATCATTCCATTGATCAAGAAGGACGAACCGTTATGGGTAAGCCACAATTTAAATCTTTTGCAGAAAAAATTGGTCTTAAAGCAAAACTAGTTATTGATACTGAAACAGGAATGTCTGACAACATTTATTTAAATCAGCACAACCTTGCACGTGCACGTGGTATACCGTTAGAGGAACACTATAGAAAGTATGTTGACACAACATTAGTTGACTGGAAGTATCTTGAACATTTGTCAACGGCCTACGAACAATTTAAAGAAGTAAATAGATACATTGATTACGCTGACATGATCTACGAAGCTGTTAATGAAAATTTATTACCTATATTAGACGTTGTGTTTATTGATGAGGCGCAAGATTTGACACCGTTACAATGGGCAATGATTGAACACTTTGCAGCTACGTCAGAGAGATTATATTTAGCAGGCGATGACGACCAAGCAATTTACAGATGGCTTGGAGCAGACGTTGAACGATTTATAGATTATCCTGCCGAAGAAGTAGTTTTGCCAAAGTCATACCGCGTTAAAAAAGAAGTGCAAGAATTTGCTCAACAAATAATTAACGTAACTAAAAACAGAATAGAAAAAACTTGGGAGCCACAGGAAGAAGATGGCGTTGTTAAATACCACCAAACCATTGATAGTATTGATCTTTCTAAGGACAACTGGTTGTTGCTTGGAAGAGATAAATTTATTTTAAATAAATTAGAAGAGGCATGTCGCAATCAAGGATTGTGGTACGAAAAACAAGAATATAAAAATATAATTAAACCTATTGCGCAAAGAATGTTTGATGCAGTTGTTGGTTGGAATCAATTAGCTGCGGGAGAGATGGTTGACAAGGCTACAATAAAAAAAGTTTTTTTTTATAAAAAAGTTTCTGACAAGTATGAAGAGGAGTTAGAAAAAATGAATGCTTCACATTTGTATGACTTAGATACTTTAAAAATTTTATTTGGTCCTTTCAGTGTCGGCGAGTGGCACCATGCGTTAGAGAAAATAAACTTACGCGACAGGGCATATTTGTTACGACTGTCTATGAATAGTGATGATATTACTCAAAAACCAAGAATAAAAATTTCAACAATTCATGCTGCAAAAGGCGGCGAATGTGATAATGTATTACTAACAACGGACATGAACATAAAGACATACAGCTCATATCAGAAAGATTCTGACGACGAACAACGCGTCTTCTATGTTGGTGCAACTAGAGCGAAAGAAGAACTACATGTATTACTTCCACAAACTAATATGTATTTTAGGTTAGCATTATGAATTGTTTGCAGTGCGGAGAAAAATTAAATTTTTTAGAGGAACAAGAAACAGACGAAACGTACCATCATAATACTCTAACAGTTCTTTATTGTGGCGTGTGCGAGTCCATGGTCTTGTGCTACCACAACCATAAGCCTAGTCTTCGATCTATTAACTAAATCCATAGGAGAATAAGAAATGAAAAAGAAACACGATCCGGTAAACTATCCATCACATTATAACAAAGGCGGTATTGGTTGCATTGATGCAATTGCAGCATGCCAAGGAGACGGGTTTAAATTTTATTTACAAGGCTCCGCTATAAAATATTTATGGCGCCACGAGCATAAAGGAAAACCAATAGAAGATTTAGATAAAGCTATTTGGTTTATAAATAAATTAAAGGAGCAATATGAATAAATTTGTATACAACGCACCTACCGAGTGGTCACCTAAAGAATATTTTCCCGATTTGTCTAACGAAAAATTAGTAGCGATTGACTTGGAGACGTGTGATACAAATTTGACTACGCATGGTTCTGGTTGGGCAACGAACAATGGTTATGTAACCGGGATTGCTGTCGCGACGGCAGATTGGGAAGGGTACTATCCGATTGCACACAACGGCGGCAACTTAGATAAGACAAAAGTTTTAGATTGGTTTAAAGGTGTGGCCAAACTTGATTGTGATAAAGTGTTTCATAATGCGTCGTACGATTTAGGGTGGTTAAAAACTTTAGGGATAACGGTCAACGGCAAGATACACGATACCATGATCTCTAGTGCGTTAATTGATGAGAACAGATACTCATATAC